ATAAAAGACGATCAATGAATCGTTCCAGAGATAACACCAGAGACAATATTTGCTCTTGATATCGCAACTATTACGCTCATATCAAAAGAGATTGAAAAACTTGTTGTCAATATTCAGGATAAAAAAAAATAAAGGAAATTCAGCTATCTTTGCAAGGTAAGTGTTGACACGAAGCCGTTACAGACTATATTATGAGTGAGAAATTTTGATTGGACTGGAAAGAATATGACTATCAGAGAATGCAAGATTTTTTCCTTATTCAAAATATTATAAATAAATCAAGCAACGATGGCTGAAACTCAACTCGTCCTATCGACAAAGGTTAAATGAACCGAGGCAGCTACAAAGTCTCTTAATTCAGTTAAAACCTCTTTAGATTGAATATGAAAAGAAACAAGTACGCTCGGGGACAAGCTAAAAGCTACCTGAGCGACTCTTGTTAAATTTTGAGCAATCTGAGTGACGGCTCTTGCTTGACTTGGTCTGGTTTGATTGAAAATGGCGTGAGATTTCGAACAAACATCAGTCGCCTTCAAGGCAATGATCGGAGATTCAGACAAAGCAAAGGTATTATTGAAAGAATTATCAGACTTCGCAGCAGAAACGCCGTTTGAATTCCCGGAGATAGCAGACGCAGGAAAATCGTTGCTTGCATTCTGAATCGAGGCAAAAAACATAAAAACAACACTTCGAACGCTCTGAGATGTATCAGCTACTCTGAATATTCCGCTCTGAGAACTATCGCAAATTTACGGAAAGATACGAACGCAAGGACGATTGTATTGAGACGATCTTATGCAATTACAATGACGAGGAATACCTATTGCTAGAGAATTGGCAAAGGAATTTTGAGTACAAGAAAGCGCAATAAAGAAAATGGTTGAGCAATGAAAGATCTGATTCCCGGAGGTTAAAAAAGTAATGCAGAGACTTACTGCCGAATGATGATTGGCGCACGACGGTATGATTTTACAATCAAAGACTTTGAACTGAGTTATAAGTACAGCCAAAGACTGATTATCAAATATACTGAAAGAGATTGTTTGAATAAATCAAGAATGAGAAATTGTATCGGGATCAATTTTGGAAAGAGCAAAAGAAATGACTAGCTGATTGATCTCTTTTCTTGAAGAAAACGGCGATGTTATAAAAACACAATTTAACAATGTACTTGATTTTTTCACAAAATTTTTTGAGACTGTTTCTAGTATTATAAAGATCTGACTTAAAATAATTCAAGACTTCTGGAAGGCTCACGGAGATCAAATAATGGCTACCGTAAATCAGATTATCTTTTCAATTCTTCAATTTTGGAATAAATACGGCGAAGACATAAAAATAGTTATGTACTTCATCGGAACAATTTTCGCGATTGCTTGGGAAGGAATTAAGAATTTGATTGCGACAACAATGATGTTTATTTGACCGATTATAGACAATACAATGCAGGTTATCGGCGGAGCGATACGAATAGTCGCAGGTATTCTTTCCGGTGACTTCTCGAAGGCTTGGGAGGGGATAAAAGATGTTATCTGATGAGTTATAAAGATCCTCTGAGACATTATATTGGCGTTCGTTGACTTTGTTCTGCGTGCGTTCTGAACTGATATTGTAAAAGCCGTAAATGATACAATGGATTTTTTGAAAGAAAAAGCAAGAAAAGCAAAAGAATTTGTATCAGACATTTTGAACTCAGGAAAAGAAGCCTGAATGTCGATAGGATCTTGAATTTACAAATTTACTCACCCAGAAATGAAGGCGAAAGGGTGACCTGTAAATTGAGGACAACCATATATTGTCTGAGAGCGATGACCTGAGCTTTTTATGCCGGGATCGAGTGGGCAAATTATACCAAACAATCGACTGAGCGGAGGATCGGCAGGAATAGTGATAAATATTACCGGAATGTTCGGACAAAACGCAGCAGACGAAATTGGACAGCATATCTTAAACCGACTCAAATGAGCGAGTTACATATAACCCCAAACCTATGTATATATTCATTGGATGAGTCGATAAAACGGCCAATCTCATACATAACTCAATCAACATATCTGATGAATTACAAGAAAGAGTGAATTCAGCGGAGTTTACTTTGGCTTGATTTTCCCCGAGTTATTTTGACGATGTTAAGATATGGGAGGGATTCCCGATACTTTCAGCGACTTCGACAAGCGTAACGCTCAAAAAGGACTATTGGAAAGCGATTCAAAACAATATCTTTCGGGTTGGCGATTCGGTAAGTATAGCTATCAATCTTTCGGATGCAGGTACTGGAACCGGATCGGCTATATCCGAGGATTCAAACAACATAAAACTCACTTTCTGAACTGCATTTACAAATACTCCGGTCGCCGATGAATTAGCTTGACGCAAGCGGTTCGCGGGGAATATCACAGATATTCGGGATGCAAATAGTGTCGTTCTTCAAAACATAAGTTTTCAAATTACCGCGCTAGATTATACGCGTATTTTTGATAAAAAACTCTTGAACGATACATACGAAGATCGGGACGCGCTTTATATGATAAACGATTTTTGCAACGTAACGATTAACAAAAATCAAACGCTCGATCAATTTGATTACGCTGATACGACAGCGCTTCGAGCGGCTTGGACCGAGACCATGCAAAGAATCGCTGACTCTCTCGCTTGGTATTGGTTTATTGACTATAATAGATACATTTGGCTTTTTCCTCGAACTACCATAAACGCTCCGATAATCATAAACGAGACGAGCAATAACTTTTCAAATCTCGCTATTTCCTATGATACTTCTCGCCTAGTAAATAGACAGGTCGTCCGAGGATCGGAAGAAACAAGCTCCGCTTTTTACTCTCAGGTTATCGAGGGAAACAGTATCGCGAGGGAATGGATTATGAAGAACAAATTTAAGAATTTGACTGTAAAACTGAATGACGGAAGCTCGACCGATACAATGGAGGCTACCACAACCACAACTACAATCAAAGCCACAGCGCACGGACTTGTCGTAGGGGATTATATAGTCAATCGAACTCGATCGAACGCCGTGCGCGAAGTTTTGACCGTTCCTGATGTCGATACCTTCACAGTCGCAGCAGTTACTTGACAGGTAAGTACTGATACCTTCTCTCTTTTCGTTGCACAAAACGTATGAATCGAAGGAATAGACGTTGAGGCCTCTTTCGATTATATGTCGAATTTCAATGAAAAATCTATCCGAAGTTCTGAGACTGAAACGACACTTGTCGCAGGTTATTTTTTACTTTTTACCTATAACGAAGTCGTCCCGATTCTCGTACAAAGAACAGACAATGTATCGGTCGCAAATATGAAGAGTATTCTCGGGTATACTGACGGGATATTCGACGGGCAACCGATAACTGACCAAACAATCACTTCACGATCAGAAGCAACACAGAAAGCGCAGGCCGTGATAAGTAAGTACTCAAACGTTGTGATAACAGCAACCTTTACGACCAATCAGGAGGGCTTAGAGGCCGGACAATTTATCCGAGTAAAAGACACAACAAGTTCACTCAGAAATATCGATCAAGATTTTGTCATTCAATCCGTAAAACTTCGCCAGATTGCTTGGGGAGAAAATACATATCAAGTGACTTGCTCGTCTCTTCTTTTTTGAATGCTCGAGCTTCTTCAACAGATTCTCGCGAATAATCGCAAAATAAAAGTCGGAGAGGATGAAGTGATAAACAATATCGAGGATTCAAATGAAACCATGACTATTGCAGATGCACTCTCAACAGATATTGACGGAGAAACAACAGCGGAGACTATTACGCTAGGATCCGATCTTACTTCATTCATTATAGAGCCTCCATTTTATTGGTGACCGCTTCTTTGAGACTGAAATCTATTACAGGAGGATTGATTTTTTATCCTTCTTGAAAATGGCGATGTTTTAAGTGTAGTTTCTCCGGCTGCGTTTACTTGGCAAGAGAGTGTATGGGACTAAAATAAATTTGCACGCTCTCTGTTTTTTCATATACTCAAATCATCTAACCAATTTAATCTATGAAAAATATGCAAGATTGACTTTTTATGAGGGGTGAATGGGATTTTATCATACGAGATATTCTCACTTGAGAGGAACGAAAAATCCATGCCTTCAATCTCATACCGACCGTAGCAAAGACGGCTTTTGCGGCTCAAATATCTGGGGATAATACCACCGATATAGGGAATAATCTCTATATCGCCCTCGGATCGAATACGACAGCTCCTGCAGCTTGAGATACACAACTTGGGACAGAAGTAGTGCGCAAGGTCGCCTCATCGACTACATTCTCTGGAGCAATCGGATATGTTTCTGTATTTTTCGCCGCAGGAGAAGCAACCGGAACACACCGAGAATTCGGACTTTTCGGAGACGGGAACGCTGCGACTTGTAGCGCTTCGGCAAATAGCTGAATACTATTTTCTCACGTTGCGGCAAACATAACTGTTTCCGCTACCGAAACCCTTACAGCAAGTTTTCAAATTACCTTCTCATCATAATAGACTATGACAATGACTTCTTCAGATGTATCTGCCTGAGATCAGGCTCTTGCTACACAATATAATAGTCTTAGAGCCGATGTTATAACTTCATTACAAGCTTATAACACACAAACAGCTAAAACAACCAATACGGTTTATCAGGCATGAGCAAATGGTGGGTTTTTAATACTGTCTTGGAATAATACAGATTGAACAGGAGATCATACAATTTTATCTGATTCTAGCAATCCACCTACAACCGAAATTGCTTATTGAACTACACATGAGGCCTGAGAAGGATGATTTATTTGCGCGCCAATATTACCAAATCTTTATTATAAATTCACAGGATGAGTTCGTTCAGCATTCTTTTTTGATCATGTATAATATTAACCCATAAATAAAATGCCAAATACTAAAATCTCGGCACTTCCAGAGATAACCACTCTCTTAGATGCTGATTTATGTCCGATAACCCAAGCAGGAACTACGAGCCGTGTAACTTGGGCGAATATAAAGGCTTTTCTTTTAAGTGGCTTTATAAGCCTTTTCTTTGCTTCTGAATACAACAACGGAAACTCCGGAGCGTCAAAAACGATCGATTGGAAAGCGAACGGAAACAAACAGAAGATTACAACGACAGCAAGCTGTACGCTAACTTTTACAGCGCCAGACTGACCAGCAAATGTACAATTAAAAGTTATTCACGAGGCTTCTGCCACAGCGTATACCTATACCTACCCGGCGACTGTTAAATGGAGCTGAGGAGTACCGCCTACAACCAATACAAGTGGAGCGGTTGATATTATCTCTTTCTACTTCGACGGAACGAATTACTATGGAGCTTGAACACTTAACTTCTCGTAAAAATGGCATCCCGCTACTGGGTTTGAGGTACATGAAACTGGGATTGAACTACAACACACTGGTCAGATACTTCTGGAGGGGCTGGTGGTTTTAGTACGCCTTGAACTTCCGACGATGCTATTTTCGACAATCTCTCAAACGCTACGGCATATACTGTGACTGTTACGACTACAGTAGCCGTTATTAATTTAACATTCGGTAATCCTGCGAGTGGTGTATTAACGTTTGCTTGATCTTCTCAGGTGAGTGCAACCTGAAATGTATCATATGCTTCTTGAGTAGTAGCAAGTCATTCTTGAACCTTTAATTTTAACAATACTTCTTGAACCAAAACCCTCACAACAAACTCGGTTCTGCTTCAACAAAATATAAACTTTAGTTGAGTTTGAGGGACAACACAACTTGCCGATGACTTGAATTGGTCTCGTGGTAACTGATCTTTTACACTCACTTCCTGACATATATTTGATGCAAATGGTAAAAACGTAGTTTCGCCTTGAACAAGTGGATATTCTACTACACAAAATAAAGGTTTGTTGTGAATGTTCATTGAGTATGCGTCAACTGTCATACGGCTGTAAAACTTATAGCGTCTCAAAGTTCATAAGTTCCGCCCGCTGACTCGATAACAATAAAAGCAAATGTTTTTCCG